TGCTGCGCGACGCGCTCGGCGGCGTGCTCGCGCAGATCGAGGCTGGCATCGCGCAGATGAACCAGCAGCTCACCGAGGGGATGAGCTCGGCCGGCATGACGCTCTCGGAGCTCGGGATCGAGCAGCTCGTCCAGGAGATCAAGCGGTTCGAGCGGATCTTCTCGGGCGCCGTGGTGCCGATCAACGTCAACGTCGTCCAGGTCGCCTCGGACACGTCGAACTTCCTGTTCAACAAGTACGAGGCGAGCATCTCGGCCTACTCCGAGCAGATGCGCTCGCTGTTTGCGCAGAACCTCTCGCTCGCCGCGGTCGAGGAGATCCCGATGGGCGAGGTGGTCGCGCGCGTCGGGAAGTTCTTCCTGGGTGAGGAGTGGCGGCTCACGCGGATCGTCCGGACCGAGCTCATGGGCGTCTACTCCTACGGGAAGCTCGCGGGGATGCGCGAGGTCCAGCAGAAGGATCTCCCGGACCTCATGAAGACGCTCTATATCCCGCTCGACGCTCGCACAGGCGACGACTCCAAGGTGCTCTCGAAGAACATCCCGGTCGTCCCGGTCGATGAGCCGTTCGTCGAGTACTCGCTCGGCCACAAGGCGACCTACATGGCGCCGCCGAACCGCCCGAACGACCGATCGATCCTGATTCCGTACCGCGAGTCGTGGAGCGGCTAGCGGATTCCGCGGAAGAGTCGATGACTCTCCCAAGGAAAAGAAAGGAGGTCACTCATGAAGCCAGGAGCTACTGAGCAGACCCAACAGGCTGAGGGCGATAAGTCGGGCACTGCCGCCCAAGGTGAGAAGGATCAGGGGAAGGCCGCGGCTGCGGGACAGCAAGGCGACCAGAACCAGCAGGCCGATGACGACTCGATCTACTCCGACCCCGCGAAGGTGAAGGAGCTGGTCAAGTCGCTTCGGGATGAGAACGCCAAGCATCGCAACAAGAACAAAGACCTCGAAGGTCGGTTCACTGCGCTCGAGGCGACTCAGAAGAAGCTCAAGCAGGCGCTTGGCGTCGGCGAGGAGGAGACTGACCCGGCAGAGCTGGCGAAGTCTCTCTCGACCGAGAAGCAGGCGCTCGAGGTCGAGCTCGGGATCGCTCATCTGGCGCTCGAGCACGGAGTTCCCAAGGACGGCATGAACTACTTCCGGTTCCTCCTGAGCTCGAAGCTCGAGGGCTTGGAAGAGGGTGCCGAGCTCACCGAAGACGACGTCCAGGCGATCGTCACTGAGGTGACCAAGGTCGGCGGCAAGAAGGCCGGTGGTGGTTCGACGGGGATTGATGCCTCGTCGCGCCCGAATGCTGACGCCACTTCGGCGGTGACGGCAGAGGCCTTCGCCAAGATGAATCTTGGGGAAAAATCCGCGCTCTACCAGAAGAACCCCGAGCAATACAACAAACTGTTCAACGAGGCGCGCGAGAAGCGGCTTCTCTGAACATCTCGGAGGAATGATAGATGGGTGCAACTCAGAAGTCGGATATCGCGTTCGTCCCAAAGGTTTGGTCGGACCACATCCTGGCCTACTTCGATCGGAAGATGGGCCTCGGCCAGCTCGCGCTGGTGGACAAGACCCTGACCGGCAAGCCGGGCGAGACCGTGACCTTCCCGTACTGGAAGAAGGTCGGCGCGGCTCAGAAGCCTGCCGAGAACGAGTCGCTGGTCGTCGATAAGCTGTCCGACGACGCCTTCTCGTGCACGGTGTACGAGCTCGGCAAGGCCGTCGGCTGGAACGACGCCTCGATCCGCAAGAGCGCCACGGGTCCGGATGACGCCGCGGCCGAGAGCGAGGCTCAGCGCCAGATGGCTCAGGTCATCGCTGAGCAGGTGGACGCCGATCTCATCACCGAGATCAGCACGTCGGGCAAGTACGCCGATGGCTTCGTCGCCGCCGATGCCAACGGCAAGGCGACCGTCGCCAACATCCTCGAGGGCAAGGTGCTCGGGTTCGGCGACAAGCACGACCAGGCCATCGCGATCGCGATGCACTCGCTGTGCTTCCTGGACCTGATGAAGGACGCCGGGACGGCGTTCCTCTCGGCGCAGGCCACCGACCCGATGTACGGCGCCCCTGGTTTCCAGGGTCGTCTGCTCGGCCAGGCGCTCTTCACGCTCGACTCGATGCCGCAGCTCGCGAACGTCGCGTCGAAGAAGACCTTCGCCGCGTACTCCTTCAAGGCCAACCCGTTCGGGATCTACATCGCGAACGACCTGCACCCTGAGAAGGATCGCGACATCCTGGCTCGCGAAACGATCGTGACGGCGACCATGTGGCTCGGGATCCTCTCGCTCCACGCCAAGGTCTCCGCGAGCGACAAGCGGATCCTCCAGCACACGTTCGCCACCAGTCAGGCGGCGTGACCGCAACCACCGTGCCCGGCTTCCCCTCCAGCAGCGCAGGGGGAGTCGGGCTTTTTTCAACAACTTCTATTCAAAGAGGGTTTCTCAGTGAACAATGACAATAACCGGCACGTCGTAGTTATCCCGCTCGGCTCTCCGAGCGCCGACAAGACCGTCCCGGGCCTCTACTGCACGGAGAAGATGGTCATCAAGAGCGTGGCGCTGATCAACGGCGCCGGCATCGCGGCGAGCAACACGGACTTCGTGCAGCTCCAGCTCATGAACGGCTCGACCGAGGTCGCCGAGCTCGACACGCGCGCGGCCCACGAGGGCGCCGTGACGGCGAACGTCGCCAAGGCGCTCAACATCGTGAGCGGCCAGGAGGAGCAGGCTGCCGGCTCCACGCTCAAGGTCGTCTACAACGAGACCGACTCGGGCACCGCGGTCGCGCTGACCGACGCCGTCCTGGTCGTCGAGTACTACCCGCTCTGATCGGGTAACCAAGTGTGGGGCGGGAGGGCCGGACTTTTCCCCGGAACCCTTCCGCCTCACTCCATTCCAACCAGGAGGAAAAGCATGGGCGGAACAATGGCAGGGCGCCGCGCGCTCGCCAGAATGAAGGCAAAGAAGGCCGCGGCGACGGCCCCGGCTCCGGAAGCCGATTCGGCGGCGCAAGCGAAAGTCGAGCCGAAGTCGAAGAAGAAGAAGGGGGAGTAACCCGTGGCTCTATCCAGCGCGCAGAAGACCAAGATCCTCCGACTCCTCGGGTGGCCTTACGGCACGCTGGTCTCCACGTCGCTGGACTACTCCAACATCGTCAAGCGCCAGCTCGACGGGATCTCGGGCGACGCGCAGACCGAGGTCGAGTCGCTCCTCACGCGGCTCGATACGATCGACACGCAGCTCGACGCCAAGCTCAAGCAAGCCGGCATCAAGCGCCTCGACGACATCGAGTTCTACCAGGACAGCCATAAGGTTCTGAAGTCCGAGAAGAACCGCGTGCTCATCGACCTAGCCACCCTAATCGGCATTCCGATGCGGAGCTGCGGAGCCAACGGCAACGTCGTCGTATGATCGAGGAGCTTAGAGAGAACATCAATTCGATCCTGACTCTCCGAGATGACCTCGGGGCTGCGAAGGCGCCGGTCTACCTAGTAACCCGTCGCTGGTCCGGATCTGAGCCCGGCGATGGGGAGTACCGTGACACGGAAGTCCCGGTTCTCCCCTCTCCGGCGATCCAGCAATACACCGACGACATTCGAATCAAGGAGGGCGGCGCGATCCAGCAGAGCGACATCAAGCTCCGATGGGTCTCGCGCCAGAGCTTCCCGGTGAAGTCCGAGATCGACGGAACGACCGACGACCAGGCGGTCGAGAAGCTCTATCGGGTGGGCGACGTCTACTACACCGTTATCGCGGTCGAGGAGCGCCTACTCTGCTGGCATGTCCTACTTCGGAGGAAGAGCAAGCAATGAGCGAAGACAGAGTGAGATTCATTCGGCGCCGCGGGCGCGTGATTCCGATTCGCGAAAAGGGCAGCAAGGTAAAGCGGGCTCCGGGGGGCTGGGTTGTCTCCAGTCGCAGCCCGACGCTCGAGGCAATCCGTCGCGAAGAGCGCAAGCTTGACCGAGAGGAGCTCGCTCGTTCGTTGGCTCCCCAGAAGTCAGGCGGGGGAGGTGGATTCGGCTCGCGGTTCCTCGCTGGTGCAAAGATCGGCTCAGGCGTAGGAGCCTACTTAGGCATCTTCGCGGCCGGGAGCTCAGGGGCGATCTTTAAGTCGATCTCGCGCGGCGCAGCCATTGGCGCCGCAGCCGCGGGAACGCTGAATGCGGTAGCGGGCTCGAGCACCGAAAAGGAGACCACCGGCCCGGTCGGTCTAGGGATGCTCGGCCTGGCTTCGTATGGCGGCGCTAGCTTCGCGGCCCAGACCAAGCCGGGAATGCGCGTCCTTGCCGCTCTAGGAAAGGCTCGCATTGTTGCGGGCGAGGCTACCATCTCGCGCGCACAGCGGGCGGCGTGGCAAGCGAAGGCCGAGACCGAGACCGCAAAGATCCTCAAGAAGCTCAACCTCAAGGTCAAGCGGCCTTGAGCTCCAGGCCGTGACCGAGCGGAAGGTCGTCAAGCTCGAGGAGCTCGCGCGCGAGCTCGGGGCCTTCTCAGACGCTCATATCGAGCGCCTGAAGAACGCCACGCTCTCCGGGATCATGAAGTCGATCCCGATGCTGGTCGAGCGATCTCCGATCGATACAGGCCTCTACGCGCAGAGCTGGGGCTTTCAGCGCGAGGAGTGGGGCGCGATCCTGGGCAACTACGCGCCGCACGCGCCGATCATCGAGTACGGGGCGCGGCCGTTCACGCCTCCGATCGGGCCGCTTCTCGAATGGGCAAACCGTGTGCTCCGCAACCGAGTGAAGGATCCGGAGACTGGCGAGAAGTTTGTGACCGGGCCGCAAGGGAGCGGGCCGGATTACGAATATTCGAGCGACGTGTGGGCGCTCGCCAAGACGGCACAGAAGAAGATCGCCGAGCGCGGCATCCAGCCCCGGCACATCATGGAAGACGCAATTCCCGAAATCATCGAAAACATCAAACGGGAGTTCGAGAACCTTGGCAAATAAGAGCGTCACCTATGCCCTAAGCCACGCGTTCGCCGACTACCTCAAGGCAGAGGTCGATGGCCTGGTCGCGGTCTACGATGATTTCCCGAGCGCAAGCCAGCAGCTCAAGTACCCGTGCGCCTCTCTCTTCATGCGCTCGCCGACGCTCCAGAACGCCATGCCTTACGTCGTGGCTCGAGGCGAACCCAACGCGAGCACGCACAAGGCTCTCGTCCGGCGCTGCGTAGGGCGCTGGGAGGTGAAGTTCCAGCTCGACGTCTGGTGCGCGAACAAGTTCGAGCGCCACGCGTTCCAGGAGAAGCTCTTCCTCGCGCTCAAGCAGGGCGTGACCCTCACGCTCGCGGACTACTTCAACGAGCTCGCCTCCTACACGATGCTCGGGCTCACGTTCCCGGATCGCATGGAGGAGTCCCAGCGCGACGAGTGGCGAATCAAGATCGACCTGGTCGCCGACGTCCGCGCGACGACCGAGTCGTTAGACTATTTGATGGAAACCATCGAGAACAACTTCGACGTGAAGCTCGAGATTCCGACTCCGCCATCTGATGAGCAGGAAGCGGAACCAATCCTGTAACCAAAAGGGGAGAACGAAATGGGAATCTTCAGGACGACCGATCCCACCGCGTGGGATGACGTGGACGGAATCATCATCAACGAGTCGGCGCCGGCGCCCAATGTGGCTGGCGTGGCCGCGAACATCGCGATCATGGTCGCCCAGGCGCAGCGCGGGCCTTCCGCTCTGACCGAGGTCGGCTCGATCGGCGAGTTCCACGAGCTCTACGGCAAGAGCGACGCCTTTGGCGCCAACAAGGCGCTCAAGAACAAGAAGTTCGGCCGGCTCAGGGTGATTCGCGTGATCGCAGCCGACGCCGTCCAGGCCTCCAAGGCCTTCCAGTCGAGCTCGACCGACCGGATCACGTTCTACGCCAAGCAGGGCAAGGGCGCCTACGGCAACAACATCCAGGTCAAGATCGAGGCCGGGACCACTTCGGGCAAGAAGTACACCGTGAAGGACACCACGCCCGACTCGGTCATGCTCCAGGAGGTCTACGACAACGTCGTGATCACCGCGATCGCGGCCTCCAACCCGTTCGCGGGCTCGAAGCTCATCTCGGTGGTCGTCAATAGCGACGCCGCGGAGCCGACCAACGCCGCGTTCACCGCGCTCGCCTCGGGCTCCGATGGCACCGTGGTCGATGGCGACTACGAGGACGCGATCGCGATGGCCGAGCAGGAAGGCGCCGGCAACGTGCTCTTCCTCGACGCGTACAACGCGGCTCGGAATGGCTATCTCGAGGCGCACGCCGCGGCGACGCAGGACAAGATGGTCATCCTGTGCGGCGACGAGGACGACACGGTCTCGGACGCCGTCACCGACGTCGCGAGCTACCGCGACACCGATGGTCGCGTGATCTACGCCTACCCGTGGGTGCAGACCAGCATCGGCGGCGAGCTCGTCTACACGCCGCCCGCCTCCTGGCTGGCCTCGATCCTCTCGCAGACGGCTCCCAACGTGGACCCGGCCGCGAAGAAGAACTCGGGCTTCCTGTTCGGCGTCACCGGGCTCAAGCAGAGCCTGAGCCGCGCGAACTACATCGCGCTCAAGGACGCCGGGATCTGCGCGTTCGAGCACGACTCGGACATCGGCTACTCGGTGAAGTCGGGCGTGGTCACGCAGATCGCAGACAGCTCGAAGGTCATGATCCTCCGTCGTCGCATGGCGGACTTCCTGACCAACAGCGTCGCCAAGTACCTGAAGAACTACCAGAACGCGGTCAACTCGAAGGAGAACCGCACCCTGGTTCAGGCGGCGATCACGCGGTTCGACCAGAGCCTCGAGCAGGCGGGGATCCTCCCGACCGACGCGGACGTGAAGACCGGCAAGGCGAAGCTCATCGACACCGAGTCGCTCAACACCGACGACTCGATCGCCGCGGGCTTCTTCAAGATCCTCTACAAGCGCCGGATCTTCAGCTCCATGCGCTACATCGTGCTTTCGGCCGAGATTGGCGAAAGCGTCGTCGTCACCGAACAGTAAGGAAAGGACTAACAGATGGCTCCAAGCATTCGCGGACATAACGGGACGATCAAGCTCTTCCAAGACGGCGCGATCGTCGGGATCGTGGACATCACGAGCGTCGATATCAAGCAGGACTCGAGCTTCTCGCGCGCGTTCTACGTCGGCCGGCCGGTTCCGGAGGGCGATCAGACGATCGAGGGCTGGTCTGGCTCGCTCGAGACCGAGGTCAAGGACGCGGAGGTGGACAAGTTCATCGATGCGCTCGTGACCAACAACCTGGCTGGCATCGGCGTGTCCGACTACACGTTCGTCACGACCGAGAACTATCCGGACGGCCGCTCGCAGAGCTACGTCTACTTCGACTGCCAGTTCAAGATGAGCCGGAAGCAGGGCGGTCTGAACGAGAAGATCGTCAAGACGCTCGAGTTCCAGGCCTCGGGAAGGCAGGCGCTCTAACATGGGAATGCAGATGCGCAAGTCCCTCGAGAAGCAGAAGGCCAAGGTGGCGAAGGCCGCGGCCGGCCCTGCCGAGCTCGAGGGCTCCAAGGAAGGGTCGAAGAAGCCTGCCGGCGACAAGTCGGCGACGAAGAAGCCAGGCGACAAGCCTGCTGCCCCGAAAGGGGCCGCGGAGTAACCCGCGAGACGGATGGGGCCGTAGCTCAGTGGCTAGAGCACCTTCGCGCGATATCGCGCGACGGTTGTCGGGGGTTCGACTCCCTCCGGCCCCACCCCTCTCGCAATCCATCGAGAAAGGAAAAGTGAGATGGACAACGCAGTGAACGCGATCCGAGTCGTGCTCGGATCCAAGAAGGTCGTCATGCTCCGGGAGCCCAAGATCCGGGACCAGGAGATGGCGATGCAGGTAGCGGCCAGCAAGTCGAAGGACAACGCATTCCTCTTGGCGACCAAGTCCAATGCGGAGCTCCTGAAGATCCTCCTGCTCGAGGTCGATGGGCGCCCGATCGCGCGCTCGGAGTGCGAGCAGCTCGACGCGCTCTTTTCGCTCGCCGAGTTCAATCAGCTCCAGCAGGTCGTCGGCCAGCTCTCGGGGGGCACTGATATGGGGGAGTTCCAGATCGAACACGCAACCTCTGGAGGCAAATAGCCTGGCTGTGCCGCTACACGAGCCTGCGGCCGGCTGACATCCTGGATCTGACGGCAACGCAGTTCCGGATCGTATGCGAGCAAGTGGCTGATCTCCTCTCCAAGGAGTCAGGAAGGGAATCCTGAATGGGTCTGGGTCCGCAAGTTTTCACTGTCCTAACCGAATTCCGTTTCGACATTGGGAACGCGGTCGTCAACTCCCGTGCGGTTCAAGACGCGGTCGGCGGCATCTCGGCTGCCGCCGACAACGCGCTGCTCTCGTTCCAGCGCCTCTCCGCGGGCCTGGTCGCCTCAATGGGGCTCGGTACGGGCGGAATCCTTGGGGTCATGCACACGGCGATGCAGGCCTCCGACAAGTTCGGCCAAAGCCAACGCGCGCTCGCCAACATCTTCCTCTCCAATAACCTCTTCAAGGGCGCCGACTCATTTGAGCAGGCGATGGCCGCTGCAGCGAAGAACATGGAGGTCATCCGCAACAAGGCTCAGGGCCTCTCGCTGCCGGCGGGCGACATGCTCACCACCACCAAGCTCATCGGAGCGAGTCTCGTTTCCCACGGGCTCGACGATGCCTCGCTTCACCGATCGACGGAGATCGCGCGCGGGTTCCTCAAGTCCGCTCCCATCCTCGGCATCGACCCGAGCCTCGCCCAGGGCCAGCTCCTCGATGCGGCGATGGGTCGCGCCTCGATGGGTGACACGTTCATGCAGCGGCTCATGAACGAGACTTCGGAGATGAAGCAGTTCAAGGGCAACGCGCAGGCCTTCAACGCGCTCCCCGACGCCAAACGAATCCAGACGCTCACTGCGGCACTCCTCCAGTTCGGGAGCAACACGAAAGTGGTCGAGGCGAACGCGCGCTCGCTCTCGGGCGAGTTCCAGCGGCTCAAGGACTCGCTCTTGGGCACGTTCTCGATCCTCCGCCCTATCGGCGACGTCATCAACGCCGCGGTCGTCCCGACCCTTCATCGCGTGAACAATTTCCTCCAGAAGGAGGGGGCGATCATCGTCAAGCACTTCGCCAAGATCATGGAGGGGATGGTCACCCATGCCGAAACGACGCTCGCGACCCTGATGCAGGCGCGCGCGCTCAACCAGGATCTCAAGCGAGCGGGCCTCCTGACGTTCCTCTACGGTCTCGCGCTTGGGGCCGTGGCGATCATGAAGTACTTCGGGATCGCAACGTCAGTGCTCAGGCTCTTCGGCGTGGGGCTCCTGTCGCTCGTCACCACGCTTTGGACCGGCCTGGTCGCCTTTGGCTCCTGGGCGGCGCGCTTGGCGATCTTTGCAACGGGAGCGACCTCCTTGGGAGCGGCGCTCTTCACGCTCGCCAACGGGTTCGTGATCCTGGCTTCGCGGATCCTGGTGCCGCTTGCGATCGTGACGACCGTGCTCCAGCTCATCTCGCGGGCGATCGCGATCGCACGGATCGACGACGTCAAGGCGCTCGCCAACGCGATGGGCGAGATCACGCGGACGATCGCCAAGCTCAAGGTCGGCTTCATGCACGTCGCGCGACCGTTCCTCGAGATTTTCGATGCCATCGCGCGCGGGATCGCGCCGGTCTTCAAGTTCTCCTACTACCTCGAGTACCTGGTCTCCGTGCTCGACTTCGCAGGCGATGTGCTGATCGCGGCCCAGGCGGGCCTCAACGGGGTCTTCTTCGCGATCTTCCAGTTCGTCGAGAACATCGTGAACCTGGTCAGGGGGCAGGGGAGCCTGAACATCTTCAAGGGCATCGGCGACGCGTTCAACGCCGGGATCGATACCACGATCGACGAGATCATGAAGAAGATCGAGTCGGGCGACGCGGTGATGAACCAGACGACGAACATCGCGAAGGTGGAGATCAACAACGCCTTCAAGGAGCAGATGGAGCCGGACCGGATCGCGTTCACGCTGCAGGATCAGCTCCTCAAGGTCGCCGCGAACCGCGGACAGTCTTCAGGCCGGAGCCTTCGCGCGGCTGAAGTGGGAGGATTCTGATGGGCGCGCTCTCGGATCTCGGAAGCTCGATTCCCGGCTTCGGCGGCACCCGGCAGATCACGCCGAGCTACCGCGCGAACGACTTCGACGGCGGGCTCGAGATCGTGGAGCTCGTGGACGGCAGGCTCGCCGAGAAGGACAAGGTCACGCTGCTTGGGGCCTTCATGCCTCACGTTCCTTTCGAGTTCGGCGGCACCCAGCAGATCGTGAAGGACTATTACCCGGGGAGCTCCGAGCCCGCCGTCCAGGTGCTTGGGCCGCGCGAGAGCGACCAGACGATCAAGGGGAAGCTCAAGCTCAAGCACGTCGCCGATCGCTCGCTTCGGGAGGCCGCGCTCGAGTTCCAGCGCCTGATCGATGCCATGCGAATCCGGGGGAACCTGGTGCGCGTGACGCTCGGGCCTTGGCAGCGGTACGGGTTCATCGAGGAGACCCGCTTCTCGCTCAACCTGATCACCGACATCGATTACGAGATCAAGCTCTCGATCGTCGGTTTCAACAAGCCGATCGGCTACAAGTTCACGCTCGGCGATCGCGACCCGCAGTCGCCCAACAAGAAGCTCACGAACGCCGTCCTGGACGCGCTCAAGAAGGCCGACTCCACGCCGATCTCGCTCCCGAAAACCATCTTCGACACGCTCAACGGGTACATCAACGCGGTTGCGAACGAGGTCCACAAAGTGACCTCATTCGTGGACGGGATCATGTCGGACCTCGACCAGATGCAGGCCTCCGCGAATCGCGCGATCGGCATGATCCGCTACGCCAGGAGCTACATCTCCACGACCAACCGTCGCCTGGGCGTGCTCGTGGCCTCGATCCGCTCAACCCCTTCGCTCTTCGGCTCCGAGGCCGAGAAGACGCGGGACATGGTCAAGGGGATGCGCCACGTCTACGAGGTCAGAGCGCTGAACCTGACGCTCGCCGCCTACCTGGCCGAACTCCAGGCGCGCTTCGCCGCGCTCGCCAGGACGGTCCCGATGGTTCGGCACCGGGTCGCCGAGGGCGACACGCTTCAGCGCCTCGCGCTCCGCTACTACAACAACGCGGACCTCTGGGAGGCGATCTACAAGCACAACAAGCTGCGCTCGACCCAGCTCGCGGTGGGCTCCGTGCTGGAGATCCCGAAGCAATAGTCGATAACGCTGCATGGGTGGCGTCTTCTATCCTCAGTGCGCGGTGCTGTTACGGGTGCGCTGGGAAGACTTCGGGGACACGCACCAGGAGTCGCTGCAGAAGGTCTACGAGCTGCCGATCCTGGCGCGCAACGTGACCGTGAACATCAACGACTACTCGCACGCCGACACGTTCGAGCTCGAGGTCGAGTACAAGCACTTTCCCTTTGACCCGCGCGCGATCCGCGCCTGCGGCGTCACCGTGTTCATGGACAACATGGGGAAGCTCTACGACCCGGACAACTCCATGCGCCAGGTCGCGCCCAAGCGCGAGAACGCCGTCTTCATGGGGTTCGCCGACGAGGAGTCCATCCACTTCGACGACACCCATCGGACGGTCAAGCTCGAGGGCCGCGACTTCACGGGCCTCCTGGTCGATCGGAAGTACCCGCACGGGACGGTGAACGTCGAGAAGCCGCTCGACCAGGTGCTCATGGAGATCCTCTCGGGTCTCCCGGAGACCAAGGAGCTCGTGCTCGATAACCGGGTGGTGCTGCTCCCGGGCGAGCGGCTTCCCGTACTCTCGAAGTTCTGGAGCGAGCGCGACAAGCTCTCCGGCCGCGTGAACGTGCCCGCGAACAAGACCTATTGGGATGTGATCCAGGACGTGGTCGGCCGCGCCGGTCTGATCGCGTACATGGAGCTCGACAAGCTCGTCCTCAGCCAGCCGCGCGTGCTCTACGACAAGGGCCGGCCCGCGGTGTTCGTCTACGGCCGCAACCTCAAGAGCCTCGAGTTCAAGCGCAAGGTCGGGCGCATGAAGAACTTCAACGTCGCGGTGAGGAGCCTCAACGTCGCCTCGAAGGAAGTGCTGCTCGCAAAGATCCCCGAGGAGGCCTCCGCGGAGTGGTCCAAGCGCACCGGGATCCCCAACAAGGAGATGGTCGTCCAGACCTTGAAGCCGGACGGCACGCCGGTCGATGTCACCAAGGGGTCGGGTGGAAACGGGGCGCAGTCGCAGCCCGAGGTCGCGCCCTACATGAGCTTCCGGGTGCCGGATGTCTCGAGCAAGGCCCAGCTCATCACGATCGGCGAGCGGATCTACGAGGAGATCAGTCGGCAGCAGATCGAGGGCTCGCTCGAGACCCACGACATGGAGGTTCCGCGCGCGGCGATCCACGACGGAAGGCTTCACGACGTCAGTCGCTTCGACGTGCTCAAGCTCCGCGTCGGCGCGCCCATCCGAATCGAGATCGACCAGGGCGATCTCCAGGGGATCAGCCGGATCGCGGACCGCTCCGAGCGAGTCCGCTTCCTGGTCGCCCGCGGCTACAACGCGAAGGTCGCCGCGGCGTTTGCCGAGAGCATGGGTCGCTATAACCCGGTTTTCTACACGAAGGCCGTCACCTATCGGATGGACGCCGACCAGGGCTTCGAGTGCAAGGTCGAGTTCCTGAACTTTATCGAGCTCCCCAAGGCGCTCGCCGGCACGGGGGGCGCCTGAATGGGTAAGCCCCTGGATCTCGAGGCGCTCCGAGCGGTGTTCGCCGATCCCGCCGTCCACATCGCGCTCGGCACGATCAGCCAGCTCTCGCTCGCCGACGACCGCTCGGGCCTGAAGGCCCTGGTCTCGCTGTTCCCAAACCAGCGGGAGATGGTCTGTCGGATGACCTGGGAGGCCGTGGGGCCGGAGTCGGGGATCTTTGCCTTCCCGGAGGCCGGCGACCTGGTGCTCGTGGCTTTTGCCGAGGGGGATGCGAACCAGGCGTTCGTGATCCGGCGCCTGACCTCGCGCGAGGAGAAGATCCCCGAGCGCGCGACCGAGGGCGACACGGTCGTCAAAGCCCGCTCGGGGAAGCGGAGCTGGCTCACGGGCGACGAGCTCCGGCTCTCCCGCGGGGATGACCTGCCGACCGAGCCGCTCGTGCTCGGGAACGTGCTCAAGGAGCTCCTGGGCGACCTCCTGCAAGCGATCGCGACCCATACCCATACGTCGGCTCCTCCGGGTGTGCTGACGACGCCTCCGACGAACGTCGCGGAGTTCACGGCGCTCCAGACCTCGCCGGTCAACGACGCGGGGATCCTCTCAGACTTCGCCTACACGGAGAAATGACGCAATGGCACTAAGCGCCTCGAGCCTGAAGGGAAAGATCAAGACGAAGCTGCAAGCCACCTGGCCGGCCACGCAGAACGCGGACTGGATGGATGACTTCTGCCAGGCGATCGCCGAGGCCGTGGTTGAGGAGGTCACCACGAGCGCGGTGGTCACCGTGAACGGCGTGCAAGCGGGCGGCTCGACGGCAGTGGGGACGGTCGCGTGAGTACCGCAGCAGAGGTCTACGGCAAGGACATCGCTTTCCAGGGGGACTTCATCCCGACCGCGACCGGCGACCTGGACACGGTCGAAGGGCTCGAGAACGTGAAGGAGGCGCTCATGCGGCGCCTGCTCACGGTGCCCGGCACGCTCGTCCATCGACCGGACTACGGCGTGGGGATCAAGCAGTACCAGAACACGCTCAACTCGCTCGACGCGCGTAGACGGCTCGCCTCACGGATCATGGAGGAGTTCAAGAAGGATCCGCGGGTCGAGTCGGTAACTGGCGTTTCGTTCACGATCGCCGATGACTATTCCGGACGAGTGGAGATTTCGGTGCGGATCAAGCTCGCGGGCTACGACGAGCAGACCCTGAGCTTCATTTCCTTCGGAGAGGCGTGACGGAATGGCACTGAAGACAACCGAAGAGCTGCGCGAGCTGTTCATCGAAGAGCTCCAGTCGCGCCGACCGGACCTGACGGACACGAACGAGGGCTCGCTGATTGACGTCATGGCCGGGGTCTGCGCCGCGGTGACGGGCGAGGTCTGCGCGCTTGTGGTCTCCGAGTTCGGAAAGACCTTCTTCGACACGGCGAACGGTCCGGAGGTCACTGGCGGGCCTGACGACCTCGAGCGCCTCGCTGTGGATCACTTCGGGGACGAGTTCGCGCGGCCGGCTGCGAGCAAGGCGACCGGCACCGTGACGTTCTCGCGCGCGACCGACGACGCGGGCGACGTGGAGATCGCGGCCGGCACGGTCGTCAAGACCAAGGCCAACGCCGCGGGGAGCTCGCAGCGGTTCGTGACCCTGAGCGACGTGACGCTCACCGGGCTTTCAATTAACGCCTCGGTCGAGGCTGTGGAGGCCGGGGTCGCCGGCAACGTGCTCGCCGCCAAGATCGAAGAGATCGAGACCTCGCTCACGGACTCGAGCGTGGTCGTGACAAATACCGGCGCTTGCTCGGGTGGATCCGACCAGATGGGTGACTCCGCTTACCGCGAGCACATCCGGAACCTCATCGAGTCGCTCAAGGGCTCCTCGCTGCCGGCCATCGAAGCGAAGGCCAGGACCGTTTCGGGAGTCGCGATGGCGACGGCGATTGAGAAGACGATTCCGGTCATCGAGTACGACATCGCGACCGGCGACTCCATTGGGAGCTACTTCCGCGTGCCGCGCGCGATTGTCTACGTCGCCGATGTGAACGGGACCGCGAGCGCGTCGATGGTAGACGCCGTGAAGGATGCGATCGATGAGATCCGCTCCGCCGGCGTCAAGATCGACGTCGAGGGAGCCTCTGCGCTCTCGCTCAACTGGACGGCCGAGATCGCGCTCAACCCGAGCGGCCCGAACTACGCCGAGCTCGCGGCCGACCCGACCAAGCTTCTCGAGAGCATGGCGGCCTACGTCAACAATCTTGCGATCGGCACGGACTTCGACAAGTCAACGGCCGACGCGGCGATGCTGGCGATCTGGGGGCCTTCCGGCACGGACGATCTGACGACCTTCTCGACCACGATCCCCTCGGGCGATGTCTCCGTGGCTGAGAATGAGAAGCTCGTCGCCGGCACGATGGCGGTGACCTAAGATGGCGCTCTCCCGCGAACAGTGGCTTTCCAAGATCCAGACTTGGGTGCCGACATGGTTCTGGGAGCGCGAGCAGTACAACGTCGCTGTGTTCGCCGCGCTCGCCGCTACGGCCGCGAGCGCCCAGGCCGACGCCGAGGGGATGGTCTCGGAGACATTCCTCGAAGAGGCCGCTGGAGCCTATCTCGATCTCCACGGGCTCGAGCGGAGCGTCGAGCGCGTCGAGGATGAAACTGACGCGACCTACCGGCCGCGCATTCAAAACCTGATCTCGAGCACGACGAAAGCCAGAATCAAGGAGATCGTCGATAAGGTTCTTGCAGAGGGCGAGTGTGAAGTCCGCGAGGGTTTCCAGGATCTCCTCTTCTGCGATCGCGACCAGTATTGCGATGACGACGAGCCGCTGATCGACCAGACCTTCAACTTCTTTCTGATCCTGGTCGATCGCCAGGCGCCGGATCCGCTCTCTTTCGTGGATCGAAGCGACTACGCCGATCGCGATACGTTTGCGAGCTACGACTCAGGATCGAGCAGTGTCTACGAGCGCGTCGTCAGTGCGGTGAACAAGACCAAGGCGCTCGGAGTGACCTACATGATCGTCGAGCGGCACTAAAGAGGGAGCGAAATGCCAAGACAAAACTGGAACGAGGGACAGGCCCTACAGAGTGCGGACATCAACAAGATCGCGCCCGCGATCGAGCGGATGCTCTTTGACCGGCTCGCCTATCAGATGTGCGACCGGCAAACGGACTTCTGCTTTGGCGACAGCTTCAAGGTCGAGTACCTCTCGAGCTCCCAGGTCACCGTGCGCGCCGGCCTCGGGTTTCAGACGGACGGTACGCAGCTCAACCCCGAGCCGGAGAAGCGGCTGGTGTATCTGCCGGGCCAGGTTACCAAGTCGGTTACCGCGGCTGACGCCTCAAACAGCCGGATCGACATCGTCTGCATCAAGGCGGCTCGAGCCGACTCGGTGACCGAGAGCAAGAACATCAAGGCCGTCGATGGGACGGTCGCGGCGAGCTCCGTGACCACCCAGACCGATTGGGAGGCGGACCTCCTGGTCGTCGCAGGCACCCCGTCCGGTTCGCCTGCGGTGCCGGCCACTCCCGCGGGCTATCTCAAGCTCGCGGAAGTCACGGTGACCGCGGTCACCGGAATCTCTGGCTCGAGCGCCATCACCGACAAGCGGACGCTCTACAAGAAGCCGAGCTCCTATCGCTCGATCTCGACAAAGACCGCGGCTTACACGGTGGACAAGGACGACGAGACCCTGCTTGCGGATCTCACCGCTGGTGCCTTCGCCTTCACGCTCCCGGCGCCCGGCCTGGTGGTCGGCAAGCGGTTCACGTTCAAGAAGATCGACAGCACTTCCAACGCGCTGTCTTTCTCGCACAACTTCGACGGCGCAAGCCAAACCATCGACCAGCAATACACCTCTATCACGGTCGAATCTGACGGAACGGGGTACTACATCGTATGAAGACCAAGATCCTTGTTGCTCTCCTGGCGCTCCTGGCGAGCGCGCAGCCGGCGCTCGCCGCCTACGAGACCGGCCCTGCGAACTCCGTGCTCCGCGTGCCATCAGGCGGCGGGCGTCCGAAGTACGGCGCGGTGGACCTGAGTCAGTCGGCGGCGGTCACGGGCATCCTCTCGGAAGCTCGCGGCGGCAGCGGCAACGGCTCGGCCACGAACCCGAACGAGCTGAACAACGTCGCGATCTCGGCCTCGGTCGGATCGAACGCGCTCACTCTGGCGCTCAAGCAGTCCGACGGCTCGACGAACTGCTCCTCCACCGCTGCGTGCCGGATTGGCTTCCGCAGCTCGACGGCGACGAGCGGCGCGTACAACGTGCGCTCGGTCACCGCGGCGCTTACCCTCGTGGTCAGCTCGGGCTCGACGCTTGGCCACTCAAGCGCCAACGCCCACTACGCCTACCTCTACGCGATCGACAACGCGGGCACGGTCGAGCTTGCGATCTCGAGCGCACTCTACGACGACGGCACGATCGTCTCGACGACCGCCGAGGGCGGCGCGGGTGCTGCCGACTCCAACGCTGCGATCTACTCGACGACCGCGCGCTCGAACGTGCCGGTTCGCCTGATCGGGCGGCTCAAGAGCACGCAGACGACGGCAGGCACCTGGGCGGCGGTTCCGACTGAGATCAGCCTGGTGCCGTTCAAGAAGCTCTCCGTCCGCGCCCGGTACTACCTGGGCGGCGCGCAGAACCTGCTGAACAACACCCTGGACATCATCAACTACTCGACGAAGGTTCTCGACTCGCACAACGCGGTCACGATCGGGTCAGGCTGGAAGTTCACGGCTCCCGAGTCGGGGGTCTACCTCGTCACGGGCCAGTTCCTCCTGGATAGCTCGGTGAACCCGTTCGTCTTCTACGCGGAAGTGTACAAGAACGGGAGCGTTCAGAACGGTTTCTGCCGCAAGGACAAGGCTGTGACTAGCGCCGAAGCCGGGACCATGCAGTGCGTGCTCCAGATCGAGCTGGTCACGGGCGACTACATCGACGTGCGTGCCCATCAGAACTCGGGTGGGACGCTCGCTCTGGGCGCATCGGCTCTCGGCAACCGCATCGAGATCACGAAGCTCACCGACCTCTGAGTCGGGCCACAGGCTGCGCTGCATCTAAAAAATTTCTTGAAGAATGGGATTGCAGTGCGGGTTACAGCGTGCGAAATGCAATCTCTCAATTCTGACGGGAATATCTAGTCTGATCTCTCGGTGTGGGGGAAAAGCGGTGCCGCAACATCTGATTCCGCAACTACGGCAGGCCATCGTGAGCGCGACATTGGCGCTCGCCGAGCTTGAGTCTAAAGGGCTCTGGAGCGAGGTCGAGCTCGGGCCAGCCCGCGCGACGGCGCGCGACCTCTCAACGCTTACGGCGCATGCTCGGATGCGCCTGGATGACGGGAAGGATGATCCCGCGGAGCGTGTGGACGAGGTCAGCCGGCGCCAGGCGTAGCCACGCGACGACTTCCGCAGTCTCATCCTCGAGCCCAGAATCCATAAGCCCCATCACCGGCACGCCGAGCGCGGCTGCGATCTTCTCGGCGAGCACCAGGTCAATCCCGCTCTCTCCGCTCTCATAGCGGAGATACTGCACTCGGTTCACGCCGAGCTTTTCCGCCATGTCGCCTTGAGTGAGGCCGACCTTCTTCCGCAATTCCTTCATTCTTCTTCGGAAAATCGCGTCGAGTGATTCCACTCTCGAGGGTGCCTTTCGCAAAGTAACACTTCTCTGCACATTTCTATTGAAATGTGCATTTTCTGTGACAAAACGATCGAAAGAAGTCGGGGATAGGTAACACCCAGCTTCACCAACGCACAACAACGAAAGGGGCAAGCTCTCGTTATGTTGAATTATATTCCGACATGCATCGACGAACCAACGGAGGTCAGGGTCTTCTGGTTCGTCTGCTCTCTCTGCCTGACCGCTTCCGACGCCACTACCGAGCCTGATGACGTTTCGATGATGTGCTCGAGCTGCGGCTGCGAGGACGGAACGATCCAGGAGGAATGGGCATGAGCACCACCCTGGCGCGTCCGAAGTACCACCAGAGCCATCTCCAGACCTTCCTCAAGTGCGGCAAGCAGTACGAGTTCCGCTACATCAAGGGGCTGGTCATCCCGCCGCGCGCGGCCCTGACGGTCGGCAAGACCGTCGATCGCGCGGTGAACGCGAACATGATCTCGAAGATCGTGGGCAAGCCCGCGACGCTCGAGGAAGTGCTCGCCGTGACCTCCGACGAGTTCGACAAGGAGATCACCTCGACCGTGCTCGAGGAGGATGAGCAGCCGGGCGAGCTCAAGGACCAGGCCATCCAGCTCAGCCAACTCCACTTCAAGCACGTCGCGCCGACGATCGAGCCGGTGACCGTGCAAGAGGAGTTCGTGATCGAGATGGAGGGCGGCTACGACGTCGGCGGCACGATGGATCTGACCGACAAGGACGGCCTGATCCGCGACACGAAGACGGCCGCGCGCCAGAACGCTTCGGGCTACACGGTGAGCCGCGCGTTCCAGCCCGCGATGTACGACTTCGCTTACGAGGCGATCCGCGGCGAGCGCGCCAAGGGTTTCGTCTTCGACGTGCTCAAGAAGCCGACCAAGCGCATCGCGGCCGAGTACGAGCGGCACGACGGCAAGGTCGAAGAGGATGACCGCAACTGGCTCTTCGACTCGATCGACGCAGTCCACAAGGCAATCCAGGCCGGCGTCGCACTGCCGGCGCCGGAGGGCAGTTGGTACTGCTCCCCGAAGTGGTGCGGCTACTGGAACATCTGCAAAGGAAAGAGGAACTAATGACCACCCCGAAAACCGTAGTGAAGTCCCAGGCTGTACAGCAACCCCAGCAGGCTCCCGCGCAGGCCGCACCCGCGGCGCAAGTGCCGGCAGCCAACCCGCAGGCCAAGGCGCTCGCCGACGTGCGAGCACTCTTCACCAAGAACAAGAAGGAGATCGAGAACGCGCTCCCGCGGCACCTCAACCCGGATCGGATGCTTCGGATCATCATGACCGAGGTCCAGCGCACTCCGAAGCTGCTCGAGTGCGATCAGAAGAGCCTGTTCGGCGCCGTGATCCAGGCCTCCCAGCTCGGGCTCGAGCCGGGCTCCGCGCTCGGGCATGGTTACTTGATCCCGTTCTTCAACTCCCAGCGGCGCGTGTTCGAGGTTCAGTTCATGCCCGGCTACCGGGGCTTCCTGGATCTCGCCAGGCGCTCGGGCGCGGTGACGAACATCGTGTCTCGCGCCGTCTACGAGGGCGACACGTTCGAATACGAGTACGGGCTCGACGAGCGCATCGTGCATCGGCCCTGCGATGTCCCGGAGGAGCGCGGCGACCTCACCTACGTCTACGCGATCGGCTTCCTCAAGGACGGCGGCAAGCAGTTCGAGGTCATGAGCCGCGCCGAGATCGAGGCGGTCCGGAGTCAATCGAAGTCCGGCACGAGCGGACCCTGGAAGACTCACTTCGACGAGATGGCGCGCAAGACGGTCGTGCGCCGGCTCTTCAAGTACCTCCCGGTCTCGATCGAGATGCAGACCGCGGTCGGGCTTGACGAGCAAGCCGAGGCGGATCTCCCGCAGGACAACCGCGCGATCATCGACGTCGAGGCCACGATCGAGGAAGGCGTCCAGGCCGCGCAGGAGGCGACCGAGCGCAAGATCCACAAGGTCAAGGGCGTCCGGGTCACCGACGACGTCAAGCGTGCCCAGGAGGCCGCCCAAGCGCCACAGCAGCCCGCACAGGAGCCGCGCGAGCCGGGGTCCGACGAGGACGGCATCGCGCTCACGTTCGACCAGCAGCAGTACAACGGGCCGGTCGTTACCGCAGCAACGCAGTAACCCCAACAACAAGGAGAACCTGAGAGATGAAATTGGACATTTCCATGAAGGGAAGTCCAGGAGTGAAGGGAATCCGCAGTACCCCCGCCCCACGGCCGATCGAGCTCGCCTCGACGTTGATCCGCTGGAGCGAGATGCAAGTGATCAGTGCGTAACTAGCGGAGGCGCGGCGGCCGAGTGTGGGTCGCCGCGCCTCTCTTTTTTCAAGGATCCTAAAGGGGAATAGGAATGGAGAAGCGATACACGGTCAAGCAGGCTGCAGAGATCCTCGCGCGCACGGAGAACGCCGCGCGCTGTCTGGTGAAGCGAGGAAAGATCCGGTCGTCTATCACCGCCGATGGGCGCCGGCTGATCCCGGAGAGCGCGTTGCAGGAGTTCCTCAATGGCTGATCAGGGCGAGTTCTACTTCCAGGAGGAAGTCATCGAGCTCTGTGAGTGCGGAGCTCGAGCCGAGGTCGGCGCTCACGAGATCCGCGGGCTCGAGGTCATCTCGGCGAGCATGTGCGAGCCCTGCTATCGGGCCTCGCGCAAGTGAAGGGGTGGCTACGATGACCAAAGACGAAATGCAGAAGCTGGTGAATCGATTCCTGACGTGGGAGCTGCCCGCAAGCGTCTGCGCCGACCAGTGCGCAACGGAGCGGGACTACCCCTACAAGCGGTTCGGGACCAACCTCCTGACCGCGACGGAAGCGGAGGACATGCTCCGGCACGTTTTGAAGGTGGACCCAAAGTCATGAGCATCGCGAATCCCGAGCACTGCCCGAACTGCGGAGGAGCCATGGAGTCCGTCTTGGACTACTACTACTGGCACTGCATGAAGTGCTGCGCGGCCTGCAAGGACGACGAAGAATGAAGCCGTCACGAGCGCGGAAGCCAAAGAACTTCGACGTGGACACCGAGATTCATGGCGGCTTCATCTGGCTGCGCGGCTACAAGGCGCTCGACGCGAGCACCGCTCGCCAGCTCGCCTGGTGGCTGCTCCGCGCCGCCGCTTACCTGGACGCGAGGGAAAGAGAAAGGGGGCGCTCCGGTGACTCTAAAGGCTAGTACCCGGTACGTCGCGCGGATGATGATGGGCCGACTCGCGTCCGGCCTCCAGGGCGGCCACGGCGTCCGGATCCACGCGACGGAGCCAGGCAAAACCGCGGCCTACTGCCGCGGCAAAGCTCTCTGCGGAGCAGAGCCGGGCAGACGGAGCGCCGGCTGGTCGCCGCCCGAGGAGCTGCCGGTCAACTGTCCGAAGTGCCTGAAGAAGATGGGGCCGGAGTCGATAACTCTGGACCGATGACTCCAGAAAAACTCTACGTCGTTACCTGCATCAGCAACCCCCTCCGATTCAAGAGCCGCGAGCGGCTCTACCGCCAGTTTGCCGAGCACATGCGCGAGTCAGGCGTCACGCTCGTCACTGCCGAGATGACGTTCGGTGAACGCCCCTACCAGGTCACCGAGCTCGGGAATCCCCACCACGTCCAGGTCCGCGGGCACACCGAGCTCTGGCACAAGGAGTGTCTGTTGAACCTGGGGATGCAGCGAGTGGTGCAGCTCTATCCCGACGCCAAGTACCTCGCGTGGATCGACGCCGACGTGGAGTTCGTCGATCGCCGCGGCTGGGCCGTCGAAACGATCCAGCAGCTTCAGCACTACCAGGTCGTCCAGCTCTTCCAGAAGTGCATCGACATGGACCCGCAAGGCGTGGGCTTCCAGCAACACAATGGCTTCGCCTGGTCCTACGCCACCGGCCGGCCGCGGGGCCGCGGCTACGGGCACTGGCACCCTGGCTTTGCATGGGCGATCCGGAGATCCGCGCTCGACTCGCTTGGCGGCCTGTATGACATGGCGGCACTCGGATCCGGCGACCACCTGATGGCCTGGAGCTTCCTCGGCCAGGGCGCCAAGCAGCTCGAAGGCTCGGGCGTCATCAAGCTCGAGGGGAAGATGAGCCCGGGTTACGTCGGATCCGTCGCGGATTGGGAGCGGCGAGCGGTGCAGTACCTTCACCGCGATCTCGGCTACCTGCCCGGCATGATCCTGCACCACTGGCACGGCAAGAAGGCCGACCGGCGCTACGAGTCCCGCTATACGATCCTGAGCAAGTACCAGTTCGACCCGTACACCGATCTCAAGCGCGACACGCAAGGGCTCTGGGTGCTCGACATGGACGGCACGGAGCGAATGATCAACATGCGCGACGGCTTCCGCCGCTACTTCCGCGGGCGCAACGAAGACTCCATCGACTTCGTATGAGCACGGCACAGAGATCGGATGGCTGCGAGCTCGCGCTCGCCCGGATCTCCGATGCTGGCTGGCGGGACGGCGAGGCCTTCATGCACCTCGAAGGAGCTGGTTGGGTAACTGGCACGCCGCTCACTGACCAGGAGGCCGCGCACTTGCTTCAGGCCGGCAACGTCGAGGATCTTACGCAGCTCAGGGAGCGCGCGATCGAGTGCGAGTTCCGAGGCGGCAAGCTGACGGCCTGGTGGTTGCTCAGGCGGGCCTGAAGTGGTGCCCCGGGCTGGACTCGAACCAGCAACGCGGCGATTTTAAGTCGCCTGTCTCTGCCATTGGACTACCGGGGCGCCCAGCTACTTCTGTAGCAGGCTCGCCATCGTTTGCAAGGATCGCGCGGTGTTGATCTTGCCGGCGTAGTGCTTGCGCATGACCTCGACGTTGTCGCCGATCTGGTTGGCGGCGAAGACGTCGTTCCCGGTCTTCTCGATGATGTAGACGGCGTGAGAGGCGCGGAGCATGTGGAGCGCCTTGTACTCCCGCTGCGCGTCGAGATCGGGGATCGAGTCGTCGTCGAAGAAGAAGCCCTCGCCCTCCTGGTCGCCGGAGCCTTTGGTCTGGAAGAGCTTCTGACAGAGCTCGTGGACGAGGCGGGCGCCGCGGTAGCGGTAGCGATCGCGGTCCTCAAGCTTCGGATAAGCTTTGAGCCACTTGGCGAGCGCCTGAAGGGTCGCCTCTTTGTCGAGCGGCACGACCGGCCGGCCGTGCTTGTTCTTGGTGGTCCGGACGCGCGTGCCATCCGGGTTGGCCGCGGAGCTCTGGACGAACTGGCGCTGCACGTTCACGACGACGATCCCGTTGGCCTTGACCACGTCGGCCTTCTCGAGCGCGAGCGCCTCGCTGATCCGGAGGCCGAGGTTGAAGAGGATCACCAGGAGCTCGCGCATGAGCGGGTAGCTCTCGAGCACGTCCGCGGGGACCGCCTCGACCAGGGCGTGGAACTGCTCCTTGGTCAGGTAGGCCGGCATCTTCTTCTCGAACTCCTTCATCCGGAGCTTCTCCGCGTCCTGGTGCCGGTTGATGTACCGGAGGAGCGCGCGAGCCGCCTTGTAGAGCTGCTTGAAGCCGCCCTCGGACTCCTTGGCGTTCAGCCGGCGCTGGATCTCATTGACGGAGGCCCTGGCGAACGGCTGCGGGCCGAAGAGGCTCGCGAGGCGCCAGAAGGTATTGCGCTCGGACTCGCGCGAGCAGGGGAGGATGTCCACCTTCACGTCGATCCGCTCCTTGCAGTACCGCTCGACGAGCTCGAGGTTGTCCCGGTTGAGCTGGGAGAGCTTCGCCTTCCGGATCTCGGCGTAGAGCTCCTCGCGGATCTTGAGCAGCTCGCGCTTGCCGGCGACGACGGTCAGGGCGCCCGAGGCGAACCGCTCGTTGAGCTCGAGCAGCTCGGGCGTGACGTGGTTGGAAGACTTGCGCTTGCCCTCGGGCGTCCACTCGACTCGCAGAAGCGAGAAGGAGGCGCGGCCCTTCATCCACGGACCTTTGGGGATGAAGTGGATGTCCTGGTGGACCTCGGGGATCGAAGCGCGACGACGGACGCGAGACTTATGAGCTTGCCCTCTCATGCGGCCGTTTTGTCACAAGCCGCGCACGTTACAAGAGAGATGTCGCAAAGAACGCACTTATTGGTAGGCGGAAGACCGAAATCTCGCCTACCAACCGGCTACCAAAAACCGGATTAATCTTTTGAAATCAACAGTCTACTGGTCGCAGCAAATTCTTTTAAGTCCTGTGCGCCTACCAATCCCGAACGGTGAAATCTTGTTGAAGCTGTTGGGGATTTCCCGCGGAGCGCGCTTTTCCTCGCGCCCCGCGGGGCTCTTCTTTGTGTGATTCCGGTCTACCAATGAGGCGCGCGCGCCGACACGGAAGGCCGGCGCGGGCCGAAAATGATGGGTCTGAGTGGGTCTCGGTGGGTCGGATCGATTATGCGATCCGCGTCAGATTGAGGCGGGTGGTAGGGTCGCGGTGATGCGACGGGGAGGCCCTTTCATCGCTTTCGTCTGGGATCCGGACAAGCTCCTGAGCGAGGAGAACGCTGCGCTCAAGGCGCGCATTCGCTCGCTCGAGCTCCAGATCGAGCTCCTGACGACGATCAGGCATCGGGCAGGGGAGATGCTCCAGGAGGCCACCACGCGAGCGCGCGACGGCCTCCTGGAAGCGATACAGGCTTTCGAGGGGTACTTCGGGGAGTCTAGTGCGGACGAGCCGCCTGGGCCTTCTGGATCAGCCCCTTGATCACCTGAGACTTCTCGCGCGCGAGGCGCTCGACCAAGGCGTTCGTGATGTAGGTGGTCTCGGTCGTCCCGTGGGCGAGCGCGGCGATCTTGAGCGCCTGGACCAGGGGCTCGGGCAGGCGGAAAATCTTGTGCTGCTTGGGGCTCATGCTGACCTTTCGAACAGGGGAAGGCCGACCGTGGGGAACATCTCCTGCTGGACGGCGTTAGCGAGCTTCTGGATCCGTACCTCGAGCGGCTGCTCGAGGAAAGGGGGCTCCTCCTCGAGCTCGTCGTCGGCGAGCGACTCGGCATACTGCCGGCCGAGCTCGGGCGTGTAGGTGTAGGCGTTGTCCTTGCGCTCCTGCTTGCGGCACGGGGGGCACAGGTAGATCGAGTCGCCGAGCGCCGCGAGCTCGGGCCGCTCCTCGTCGTCGTAGAGGTTCGGGTAGCGTTTCCAGTCGCCGCGGTCGTTGCAGAGCGCGCACGGATGGGTCACGCGGGGGTAGGGGTGCCGGGCGAGCCAGGAGCGGATGAGCTTCCGCGCGCGCGCGTAGATGCTGTTGTGGTCCAGATCCTTGCTGACGGCCCACTCGGCGATCTTCTCTCCTTCGGGTCCGGTGACGGAAACGCGCTCGCGGACGCGGTGGCTGTCGCTCTCGAAGCGGCGCCAGGGCGTGGTGCGATCGATCCGAACGGTGCAGCCCTTGTAGGTGAGCGTCTTGCCCTCGTGCTTGTAGTAGTTCGTCTTGCCCGTGACCTTCATCTCGGCGCGGGATGCCTCGACGCGCTCGACGTCGGTCTCGAGCACAGCCGCGGCGCGGGTGGCGTCGAGCTCGACCGCTTCGCGCTCGCGCATCGCCTCGAGCGCCCGCTCGTGCTGCTCGAGCTCGGCCTGGGCGCGGCCGTCGATGTAGGTCTCGATGACCTTCCGAGCTTCAGCCTCGGTCGCGTAGCTCTGGCAGGGAGCGTACCCGCTGCGGCGGGTGCGGCAGCTCGGGGACCAGCCGCGATCATCCGGCTCGATCTCGACCGAATAGCCGCGGTACTTGTAGCGGACCGGCTTGCGCGGAGCGCGCGCCGCGTGCCACTCGCGCAGCTCGCGCTTGGCGTGCGCGATGATCGAGGCGTTCGGGTAATAGCTCGAGTGCCGGCAGGACCGCGGGAACGGATTGGTCACGTTGATCTTGCGCTCGGTGCCGTCCGGGTAGGTCACGGTCGCCGTCTTGATCTGGCGATCGAGGACCGGCGAGCGCCACTCGCTGATCCGGATGGTCGCGCCCATGTAGGAGGTCTCGGAGACCTTGGTGCCGTCGTTGAGCTCGATCACTGGCCGGCCTCCTGGGTCGCCTTATGGGCCTCGGCGAGGCACTCGGCGCAGTAGCCCATCTCGGGATCGAGCACGCTCTCGCACTCAACGATGCGATCGCAGCAGTTACAGGTCGGGATCAGGGTCAAAGGTTTGATCGGCTTCATGAGTACTGTATATACGATCGTATATACAGTGTCAAACGTCGATTAGCCCGCCCCGATCAGGGAGCTGCTCGTGGAGCCGATCCAGGAGCTCGTCGCACCGATCGCGGACCTCTTCGAGGCCTTTGACGATCTCAGCGACGAGCTCCGGATCCAGCTCGACCTTGGAGGGCTTCTTCCTCCGCGGCATCTCAGGCCTTCGCGTAGGGAGGCATGAGGATGGCGACCAGGTCGGCGCGCCGGTCGTGCGGACGCATCCGAATATAGGCGTTCTGCGCGGCAGCCGCCGCGGCGCTGGTCGTCTTCGATCCGCCACCGCCCGCCTCGACCACCACGCTCTCGTCGAACATCATCGCGACGTGCGTGATGTGCGTCAGACTCGAGCCGTAGAAGCAGAGCGCGCCGCAGCCGCGAACACCCGGCGCCCATCCCGCTTTCTTGCCGAGGTCGTAGAGTGCCTGCGCGTTCTGGTCACCCGGGAAGTCCTTGCCGGCCGCGGCGAGAAACTCCTGGGCGAGCCCCGAGCAGTCGAAGCCGACGACCGGGTCGTCGCCTCCCCAGATGTAGGGGAGGCCGACGAAGCAGAGCATGTACCGCTGAAGCGCGCTCAACATCAGCCTTTCCCCTTCTTCGCGGGGCGGACGCCGATCGCGCGATCGAGCGCCTCGAGCACCATGCCGATCGGCATGTCGGCAGTCTCGACCACCGTGATCACGCAGCCGCCCTTCAGGAAGATCGTGACCTTCGCGGGAGCCGGCTCGGCGCCGGCCGGAGTGGGCGCGCTCGGCGCGACCTTGTAGGCGATGACTTCGCCAGTGTCCACCCGCGCGTCGGCGAGCTGAAGCAGGGTACGACCAAACAGAGATTCCTTCGGCATTCCACAGTCCTTGTTGAAAAAGGTTGGAGCGGCGACCAGGTCGCGCTCGGCAAGGGGTTCAACTTGCGTGTGGGATTATCGGCGGAAGGAGTGGAGCCGCTACTCGGGCAAGGAGCAGCGGCCCCGCGGTTCTTATCGCTGAATTCTCGCGGGATTGCAAAGCGCACTACGGTTTACGCAGCGCAGTGACTCACACAGACCCATGCAGACCCACGCAGACCCACGATCAATTTCGCGCGGTTCTCGATCCGCAATCCATCGTGTGAAGTGCCAATTATCTGATCGTTGTTGATTCTCCTGGGAGCGTCGGCTCCCCCGCCCCGGGCGACGGCTCGGGGCGGTTCCTGGATCCTCCGGTCAGACAGGAAAGGACTCCGATGGCACGGATCAACTTCGACGACGACGTGGAATCAAAGCGCCAGTTCTGGGAGCTGCTCAAGCTCTGCGGCGGCAACCGCTACGAGGCGCTCGGCCGGCTCGTCTGCTTCTTCCGGCTCGCGCAACGCTGGTACGGTCGCGAGCTCCCGATCCCCGCGGAGGAGCTCGCCGCGGAGGACATGCAGTGCATGGTCGAGTCCGGCTGGGCTCTCCCGGTCGAGGGTGGCTTCCAGTCCCTCGGCGCCGACAAGTACTTCGCCTGGTATCTCCAGAAGCGCGAGGCCGGCAAAAAGGGCGGCAGACCTCCGAAACCGGAGACCGATCCCGGAAACCGGCCGGTTTCTCCCGCTAACCGTCCGGTTCCGCCCGTTAACCTCCCGGTTCGTCCCGAAAACCCTCTTGCTCTTGCTCCTGTTCTTGCTCCCGCTCCTGCTCCTGCTCCTGCTCAAAAACCAACTCCTACTACTACAGGCGCGGGAAACGCCGAGCTGAAGGCTCAGGTTTCGGAATGCTGGAGCGCCTGGACGGAGACCCTCGAGCACTTCGGGATCCAGGCGCCGGGGATGAACGCCCTTCAGCAGACCTCGATCGCGCGAGCCATCACCCAGATCGGCTTTGAGAACGCGCTCGACGCGATCCGCGGCGTCCGACTCGAGGGCTCCGAAGAATTCGATCCGAGGCGCGGCCTTTCGCTCGACCGCGTGCTCCACCGCAACCCGAAGACCGGCCAGCAGAACTGGGACCGGCTCGGAAATCTCTGGCGAGCGAAAAACCCCAACAAAACGAGAACAACCAAGGAGGACGAGATGGATTGGTCCGCGCGGTTTAACGAAGTGAGCCGGCAATGGATGGGTGCGGAGATCACCCGTGAGGAGTACGAGGACCGCATCGCCGAGTGCATGAAGCACCTGGGAGCCGCGCAGTGAGCGCCGCCGAGCAGTGGTCCGCGCTCCCCACCCGTGACGTCTTTGCTGAGATCATCCGCGAGCGCCGCTCGGGAGCTCTGGACGAGCGGGGCTTTCACGCGATGACCGCGGCCATGACCGCGGCCAATGTGGGATCCCTCCGGCCGGCGCTCTACCCGCCGCTCCCCCAGCAGCTCCAGAACTACATCCGGCAACGCTCGGCCGGCGCGCTCGACGACGACCCGGCGACGACCAAGCGGCTCTCGGATTGGATCCAGTCCGTGATCCGCGCGCGCGAGGAGAACGACGCCATCGAGCGGACGATCCGTTGGGGGCTCGAAAAGACCCAGGATGTCGGCCTCGGGAAGGAGTCCCAGGCGCTCGAGGCTGCCCTGGATTGGTTCAAAGAGGTCCGCTACCCCGCGGAGTCCATGCGCGACGCGATCGCCATCCAGCGGGCCGACTGGCGCGCCAGGCAGACCCGGGAATCAGGGAGGAGCAGGTAGATGTTCTCGCAAGCAACTTCGGCTGTCGGACTCGGCAAGGACGCTGTGATTTTCATCCTGTGTTGCTCGGTCGGATATGCGGTCGCCTTCTGGATCGTCGATCGATGGTCGCGATGAGCCCGGCCGCGCGCCAGATCACGGTCCTCCTCGACGGACTCCCCAAGGGCCTGAACGGGAGCCACGGGCACTGGAAGGTCGCGGCCAAGCGTCGGCGCGTATGGCGAGCTCGGGCCGGCTGGCTCGCCAAGAAGCAGATGCTCGCCCGCGGCTGGCGCCAGCCCTTTGCGGCCGCGACCATCCGCTGTGTCCGGCACTCCTCGACCCACATGGACTACGACAACCTCGTCGCCGGCTTCAAACCCATCATCGACGGCCTGGTGGACGGCGGCGTGATCGCCGACGACTCGGACGCCGTGATCGTCGGCCGCCAGTACGCGCACGCCGTCGCCCCGCTCAAGCACGGATTCGTCGAAGTGACCGTTACCGAAGTGCAACCCCAACCCCAAGAAGGAGACTCGAGTGTTCCCCAACATCACGAAAAGAGAACTGTTTGCAGCGTTCGCCCTGGTCGGAATCAACGCCGCAAACCGCGCCGACATGAAGACTGAGCCTCTCAGCCCGACCGAGTGTACGCAGCTCGCCGTGCTCCAGGCGGACCGGCTCCTTGAGCAACTGGCGGACTACTGAGATGGCGACCAAGAAGCAGAAGCGGAGCTCCAGGGCCATGATGGCGAACCGCCACGGCTACCGCCGGCAGCCCGACAAGGCGATGGCCGCGGCGCCGCCCGTCGCGCCCGGGTTCGGAGCCGTCCTCGCGTTCACCCTCGCGCGGCTGTTCCACAGGAGGTCGGCGGCATGAACCAGGCGGTGAAGTTCGACGGAGATGGACTCACCGCCGCAGACGAGCGCCGCCTTTCGAAGCAGCTCGAGGCCGTCAAGCGCCTCATGCTCGACGGAAGGTGGCGCACGCTCGCCCATATCGCCCTGGCTACCGGCGCCCCGCAGGCATCGGTCTCAGCCCGGCTACGGGATCTGCGCAAGGAGGCGTTCGGTGGCTTCAAGGTCGAGCGTCGCTCCTGCGGCGCCGGCCTCTACGAGTACCGGGTCGTGCTCCCCAAGGAAGACGACGGGCAACTGGACCTCCTCTTCGGCGAGAGCGCGCCCGAGTGCTCGCTCTGCCGCGGAAAGGGTTTCGTCACGCTCCTCGCCGGCCCAGACGAGTCCACAACCCCATGCCGCGAGTGCGGCGGAAAGGCCACCCAATGAAGACCTTTTATATCAACTACGACTGCCGCATCGCGGGCGAGGTGAAGAGCTGCGCCATTGTGCTCGGGTTCAAGAACACGTCCCACTTCGGGTGGGCGCACGACTTCGATCTGGTCGTGGCATCTCAGTTTCTCCTCGAGCTCCACGGGAGCCTGCCGATCATCACCGGCTGGCGCGAGATTCCTCGCGACCAGGCTTCCCGCTACATCGCCTGGTCCAAGAGCCTGCTCGAGGGATCCGGGACCAAGACGCCCACCCTGACTGTCATCGACGGAGGGAAGGAGCCATGAGGCTACTCACCGCCGAGATCGAGGCGTCGCCTAGCCCTGCCGCCCTGGTCGCCGATCACTTCTCGGGAGGGTCCGCGATGCAGAAGCCGTCCAGGGAGGAAGTGCTCCGCTACGCGAAGCCCCAGGTGCTCAAGTTCATCCACCAGCTCGCGGGCGACCTGCCCCACGAGCAGAAGGAGGAGATCGAGCAAACCGCTTACGTCCGCCTGCTCGAGGCCTACGCCGAGCTCGACGCCGCGGCCGGATGGAAGTCCTACGTCTACAACCACTGCCGCGGCGCCGTGCTGGACTATCTGAAGTTCGGCAAGGGGTTCCAGGAAGACAAGTGGAGCATTGCCAAGCAGGAGGAGCATGGCTCCCGGCACGTCGGCAAGATCCGGGAGCGGGTCTCGATGCAGGGGCCGGAAGACTCGGAGATCGACATCGACGCCGTGCTGGGGATGCATCGGGTGTTCACCGAGATCGACCAGGACTCGCCGACGATCCAGTGGACGCTGCTCGCGCGCATGGCCTCGACCGATCCCGCGCTCCATGCCTTCCTGAAGTGGCTGCGCGGCTTTCAGATCGAGGAGCTCGGGCCGATCCTCGGGATCTCGCGCGCGCGGGTCGGGCAGCTCATCGTCGAGTTCGTCGCGCGCTTCGATGATCCGGAATGGGCGATGTCGCCCTGGTTCTGCCAGACGGTCTGGGCGCTCGGGCTCGCTCGGCGATTCGGAGTCGAGGACCGGGACCAGTCCGAGCTCGCCGGCTACTCGATCGGCTGGAACCTGAAGCCCGTAGACCTCGACTCGAGCGACGTGAAGCCGATCCCGCGCTCGTACCAGATGAGTCTGTTCTGATGCCGAGACACAAGGAGGGGCTCTCGCCCAAGCAGCGGGAGTTCCTCCGTCAGTACCTCCTCACTCGCAACGCGTCCGAGGCCTACCGCAAGAGCCACAACTACAAGGGCAAGAACGCGGACGTGCTCGCGTCGCAGCTGTTGGTAAAACCTAGTATTCAGGTCGAGATTAAGAAGCACGAGGCGCGCCGGCAGGAGGAGTTCGAGCTCTCGGAGAAGGCCATCATCCAGGAGCTCGCGGCGATCGCCTTCGGGCACGCGGGCAAGGTCATGGAGTGGAACGAGGAGCATATCTCGCTGATCCCCAAGGACGAGATGAGCGAGAACGACCAGAAGTTCATCGAGTCGCTCGGCGAGACCGCTGGCGAGTTCGGTAACTCGCTCTCGATCAAGACGATGGCCGGGCAGAAGGTCCGCGCGCTCGAGCTGCTCGGGAAGCACATAGGGATGTGGAAGGATGGAAGAAGCGGAACTGATCCGGGAGATCGGGGCGCTGTCCTCAAGCGCCTTTCAGAGCACTTTAGAAAGCGCCGAGAGCGAGGAGGAGAAGGATGAGCTCGTGCGGCTTCGCTGCGCGACTGATCTGGAACTTTTTGCTGCTCTGTTTTTTCCGCACTACTGCACTCGCGAGTTCAATCCGTTCCACCGCGATCTTTTCAAGAGCATTCGCTTCGGCGAGCGCAACGTGCGACGCGTTCGTGCTGCGCCTCGTGGAGCGGCAAAATCAACGCTCGCCACTCTCATCAAGCCCATTCACGACGTCTGTTATGGACTCGAGAAGTTCATCCTCATCATCTCAAACACGACTCCTCTGGCGAATAAGAAGCTCAAAGACATCCGCGCGGAGGTACTTGCGAATGGCGCTCTCCGCGCTTTCTTCGGAGTGCGCTTTCCAACTAAGAAGCCGGGCGAATCAGAGTTCGTTGTTCATAGTCGAGCGGGTAGCTGTCACTTTGCGGCGCTGGGACGTGGCTCTGAGGTTCGAGGCATCCGCGTCGGCGAGGCCCGCCCGAGCAAGATCATCCTGGACGACGTGGAGCACTCGGACGAGGTCTATAACGAAAAGATTCGTGAGAAGACTCTCGACTGGTTCTCAGAAGACGTTACGAAAGCTGGAGACTCAGGCACAAACATTGAATTCGTCGGGACAGTGCTTCATAAGGACTCGCTACTTGCGAAGCTACTGAACAACCCCTCTTACACAGGCAAAGTGTATCAAGCGATTCTCTCCTGGTCGGAGCGAGAGGATCTCTGGAACGAGTGGCGGACGATCTACCGGAGCCTCGACGATCCGGACCGCCTCGAGAAAGCGCAAGCGTTCTACGAGCGAAACAAGGAGGAGATGCTCCGCGGGACCGCGGTGCTCTGGCCTGAGAAAGAGTCGTATCTCGACCACATGAAGGACATGGAGGAGATCGGCAAGCGCGCCTTCATGAAGGAAAAGCAGAACGACCCGCAGGGATCCGACGATCAGATTTTCCAGACGTTCCACTGGTACAAGGAGCGGCCGGATGGCCTCCTGGTCGAGTCGAGCCAGGCGCTCATCCCTTGGCGCGAGCTCATCTCGATCGGCTGCATCGATCCAGCGACCGGCCAGGGCTCGGCGAAGAACATGGGCGACTTCACCTGCATCCTCACGGGCTACAAGCACCCGCCGACGAAACGGGTGTTCGTCCACCACGACTGGACCAAGCGGGCGCCGCCATCGACCTACATCGGGACGATCTTCGATCTGCACGCTCGATTCAAATACGAGCAGTTCTCGGTCGAGACGAACCTCTACCGCGACCTCCTGCTGCCGAACATCCAGGCCGAGCGCAAGCGGCGCGAGGAGCAGGGCAAGCAGAAGATCGAGCTCGCTTTCTACGACTGCGTCCAGACCGAGAACAAGATGGAGCGCATCTTCCGGCTCGAGCCCAAGGTGAACTTCGGGCACGTCGTCTTCAACCGTGCGCTCTCCCGCCAGTTCATGATGCAGCTCGAGGAGGTTCCCAAGGGCACGCACGACGACTGCCCAGACGCGCTCGAGCAGCTCTACTCGCTTGCCAACAACCGCTACAAGCCCGCGGGTGTCAGCATCTCGGCGACGGCTGGACGATAGTCCGACCTGGTCGATCACTTAGGGATGGATCGACCGCTTGACGCTCCCCCAAGGATGGTGCGCCTTGCGTCGCCCGGGGATCCGATCTGCCTGAGCCGGGGATGCAAGGAGCGCGTGGTTTACCGCTACGAGTACGTCGTGCGTATGGTTCGCACTTTTCGGCCGGCGCCCGGGTCGCAGTGGAAGATGCGCTTCTACTGCGAGCAGCACGGGCGGAAGGTGATCGAGCGCAACGGAGTCGAGGAGGTGGCTGCTTTGGCCCGACCCGTCGATCACACCATGAGGGGTGCGGCTCATGGCTAAAATCTACGACATCCAGATCGACCAGGGCGCGACGTTTCGCCGGACGCTAGAGCTCCAGGACGCGGAAGGGGAGCCCTACGCTCTGACGGGCGCGACCGCGAAGGCCCAGATCCGCGAGACCTACTCATCGGATGAGGTGATCGCGGAGTTTGAGATTCAGATCGACGAGCCCGCGGGGAAGATCACCTTCTCGATGGAGCCGGAAGATACCGCGGCCATCGATGTGCCGGCCGCGAAGGACCATCGGCGCCCGAGTAAGTTCTTCATCTACGACCTCGAGCTCACCGAGGCGGATGGCACCGTCACCCGCCTGATCCAGGGCACGGTCGAGGTCAGTCCGGAGGCGACTCGTGAGTGACCTGAAGCTCCTGGTGATCCGGGAGCCAACTCCGGACACGGTGGTCATCCGCGAGCCGGCTCCGATCTCCTTGAAGCTCTCGGCCCAAGGCCCGCAGGGTCCGGTCGGACCGCAAGGGCCTACCGGACCGCAAGGTCCGCAGGGCGCGACGGGCCTCACGGGTCCGCAGGGGCCGCAGGGGCCGCAAGGCGCTGTTGGGCCGCAAGGCCTTACCGGACCCGAGGGGCCGCAAGGCGAACAAGGTCCGTCCGGCTCGCCAGGCCCGCGCGGTGCAACCTGGTTCTCGGGCAACGGAGCTCCCGGCGCGCAGGTAGGGCAGCTCAACGGCGACCGCTACCTCGACCTCGATAACGGCAACGTCTACGAGCTGATCGAAGGCACCTGGACGCCGACCGGAAGCCTTGCCGCGAGCGCGGGCGGCCTTGAGCTGCATTACACCTGGTCGGCTCCGCGCACGGTCAACAATGGCGATACCCTGCCGATCCCGTTCGTCACGATGGCGACCGCCTACTTCCTCAGCCCTAACGGAAGCCAGATCAGCTTCTCGATCGCGGACGGGAACCTCCCGTATCAGCGCGTGCTGCTGTTCCTCACAGGCGGCGATACCGCGACCCTGACCAACGTCGAGGGTACGGGCTTCGGCGCAGATCCGAAGATTCGGGCTCAGCGCGGCCAGTGGATTATGTGGAATGGCTCGCAGTGGGTGCTGGAGGGCGGCGGGAGCGTCGCCATCAGCAACCGGGGCGCATGGGACGAGTTCGGAAGCTACAACGAGGGCGATCTCGTCACGAACGACGGCGGCGTGTTCGTCTGCACGCTCGACGACATTGGCGACGGAACGGAGCCCCAGGACAAACCTTCGCATTGGCACGCCCTGGTGCCGGTCCCGGTGGACATGGGCTATTACTTCTCCACCGAGGGCTCGCAGGCGGCACCGCTCACAGTCGCAGACGGCGCGACGATCGACGCGACCGGCGACCACCTCCGCGTCGTCTTCGTGGAGGGCGACGGTGGGCCTGTAACCGGCGTGCTCCTCGAGAACGGCTCTTTTGTGGGCGAGGAGCTCGAGCTCGAGGGCACGAGTGACACGAACACGGTGACGCTCGACGCCGCGGCGTCAAACCTCAAGATCGCCGACGCGGGCGACGTCGTCCTGGTCGATGGCTCCTGCCGTCGTTTTCGCTGGGGCGGCAGCAAGTGGACTCTCACCTGGAGCAACTATGTCTAGGCTGATTCTTTTCCTCGCACTCCTCTCCGGCTCGGCGCACGCCGCGCTCCCCACCATGAAGGCGAACATCACGGGCAATGCGGCGACCGCGACCGCACTGCTCGCGAATCCGGCCGCGTGCTCGGCTGGGCAGTTCGTCAATGACATCGCTGCGAACGGAACGCTCTCCTGCGCGGCTCCGACGGGCGGCATCACCGCGTTGACGAGCGATGTCTCCGCAAGCGGGACGGGCTCCGTCGCCGCCACAGTCAACTCGGTCGGAGGCTCGAGCGCCGCGAACGTCCACGCGGCCGAGCTCTTAGCGAACGCCGCGACCCCGTTGAACACCGCCTCGGCGATCGTGAAGCGCGGATCCTCTGGCGAGTTCAGCGCGGCCTACCTCACGCTCCAGAATGCCCAGACGGCGGGCACGCCCGGCACGGAAACGAAGATCACGACCGGCGATCCGACGACCAAGGGCCTCGTCATCAAGGCCACGAGCTACACGGGCGCGCCGATCTCCCAAACCCCCGGCCAGGTCTCGGGCATCCAGGCGTGGCTCAAGGCCGACGCGCTCTCGCTCTCAAACAGCGATCCGGTCGCGACCTGGACGTCGAGCGACTCGAACGCCTACGCGTTCACGTCCTCGGGAGCCCTGCGTCCGACCTATGTGACGAACGTGCAGAACGGGCTGCCCGTCGTGCGGTTCAGCGGGGCGAACGTCGTCTCGCGCGCAACCACGACACTTCTCAACGGGGCAACGGACTTCACGGTCATCGCCGTCATCAAGCCGAGCGCATCCCAGCTCTCTCTCGCCAACCTGTTTAACTACGACATGTCCAGTGCGAGCGGGCGCATCGCGTTCGAGCAGAACGGCGCGAGCACCAACACGTCGTACTTCACCTATCGCGACGGCTCGGGCTCGTTCCAGGCTGTCGCGAACACCCAGACGCTCTCGACGTCGTGGCAGATCCTCGTCTGGAAAAAGAGCGGCAGCGTCCTCTACAAGTACGTCAACGGGGCTGCGGGGACTCACTCCACGGGGCTCTCGACCACGGTCGCGCAGGCTGCTGGGACTTTTCACCTGGGAGCCACCGACACCACTCAGCGGTACTGGTCCGGTGACATTGGCGAGTTCGCCTTCTTCAATCGGTCTGTCACCGAAGCCGAGCAGAAGGGCATCGAGCAGCAGCTCGGCAGCAAGTGGGGCATCTCCGTCAGCGGCGGGTCCATCACGCAGCCGCAGTCGGCGAACCTTCTGGAGATCCAGGACAACGGAGGTACGCGCATCGCGGGCTTCGATGGCTCTGGGTATCTGACCGCGGCGAACCTGAAACTCGCCTATCCGACAGCCGACGTGACGACCGTGAGCGATGTGGCTGCGAACGTGACCGGCATGGCCGTCACGGTCCCCGCGAGTGAGCGGTGGGCTTTCGAGGCCTACATCCAGAACGGTTGCAACGGTACAGGCGGCATCAAGTTCGCCTTCACGGCCCCGTCCGGCGCGACGATTCGCGCGAACGCGTTCGGCATGAACACCGGATCGACGACCTTCCGCGCCGATCTCATGTCGGCTCTCTCGAGCCTCACCGGCGCATTCAACGCGTTTAGCGGAACGGGCGGATTCACTCGCATCATCGGGTCCGTTACCAACTCCGTCAACGCGGGCGATCTCCAGCTCCAGTTCGCTTCGACGACCTCGGGTCAGACCTCGACCGTCTACAAAGAGAGCTGGATGCGAGCCTGGAAGCTCTGAGCGAAGCGCGCCTTATCCGTTGCCCTGAATGGAGAGAGAACTCATGTCCCAAGTCGTCAAGACACTCACCAAGCGAACAGCAATCTCTTTCGGCCTGATCGCGCCCCTGTGCTCTGCGGTCTGGGTGGCCTCGAACCTCTCGAGCAGGGTCGAGGCGAACTCGAGCAGGCTCGAGCGCCACGACCGGCTGATCGAAGAGAACTCGCGCGAGGTCATGAATTACCTGCGCTCGATCGACCGGCGCCTCTCTGTCATCGAGGGAGCGATGAGCAAGTGATCTACGATCGCAAGGGTCTGAAAGCAGAGATGCGCCGGGCCTCGATCGTGCTCAACCAGGTAGCTGCTGTCGCCGAGAGCTATCTCTACAGGCTCTGCGACCGCCCGCTCGTGATCTCGGACGTTCCGAGCCCATTCCGCTTCACTGCGGTCTACCAGCGGGCGGAGAAGTGGCTTGGGCTCACTCGGGACGAGGCCGAGATGCTCGTCGCGGAGGTCAACCGCCGCTTCCTCCGTCGTGACGGCAAGAAGGTCGCGACGATCGCCTATGACCAGTACGCGATGGCCTACCTGAACTTCGAGCTCCCCGAGCGCCTCGAGCTGGTCGAAATCCGCTAACGCTCGATCACTCCCTAGAACCGAAAACTAAAGGAGCTATCTCATGAGCATTGACACCATTGCCGCGATCGTCGGCTACATCACGAACCTTCCCATCGTCGGAACCTACGTCGCCAATGCGGTGATCGTCCTGGTCTCGACCTCTGCCGTCGTGACGACGTTCGTCGCTCTCTGGCACGCGCTGATCCTCTTCATCGACGCCGTGGGCGTCACCATCGTTCTCGCTGCGCAGATCCCGGGGCTCTCCTGGATGCTCGGCATCGCTACCGCGCTCGAGCGCGTCGAGCAGAAACTTCGCACCAAGCAGGACGAGGTCGGCGGGTTCATCACTCTGCGCGTTCTGCCGATCCTGAACCGGCTCAGCACGATCCCGCTCCCGCGGCCGATCAAGTGAGAGGCCTGCGATGAGTCTCAAGATCATCCTCGAGATCGTGCTCGGGATCCTGAAGTTTCCGGACCAGTTGCTCAAGATCATCCGGCTCTTCCGAAAGACCCCGCAAGAGGTTCACGAGGAGATCATGAAGAAGGTCGCGGCCGAGGCTGCGAAGTTCGAGGAAAGTGGGAGGCCGACATGGGATCGCTGAAACCGAAGTGGGCATTCCTCGCCGGCTGGTGGGTCTGCCTGATCCTGGTCGGATGCGCCGGCTTCACCTTCCGCTACTACGGGCTCGAGGGCGTCAGGTACGAGGACGGGAAGCTCCTGGGCGCCGAGCCCAAGGACGATCTCCCGTTCTCGGCCTGCGCTCCTGATGGCCGCGTCAAGCAAAAGTGCGTCGTCATGTTCGTCAGCGAGTTCTTCAAGCTCAAGACGGACTACGAGGACACCAAGGAGCAGCTCAAGCAGTGCCAGCAAGGCGACTGAGCTCGAGCGGCGCCTCCACGGATCGGGGGTCTGTCTGGACGGAAATCAGGGGAAGAGAGAGCAAGCCAAAGCAATCTATCGGCGGGTTCAGACCGAGCTCGGGCGGCGGCCATCCTATCGCGAGCTCGTCAAGCTCGGGCCGCTTTCCAGTCGCCAGATAGCCAAGCACTTCGGCACGTTCAACGCAATGGCGGCCGAGTGCGCAGCGGCTCCGGAAAGTGCGCAGGCACCCACCGAGGCCACGCCTGCCGAGGCGACCCCTGGCGAGCGGCTCCAGATCGTTCGGCTCCGGAACGAGCTCGAGCAGACCCGCAAGCTCCTCCGTGACGCCGAGGAAACGGCACTGACTTCGAACAAGATGATCGAGCTCATCGGCTCGATCGACTGCTCGAAGATCGGGGAGAGCGCCTCCTGGCTCACTCCTCCTGAGCCGGCCGCGGATACGATCGGGATCCCGGTTCTCTTCTTCTCCGACTGGCACTTCGACGAGGTCGTGGATCCGGCTCAGATCGGATTCGTGAACGCGTACAACCGCGAGATTGCCGAGGCTCGCGCTCGTCAGACATTCCTGACGACCGTGCGGCTCACGAAGCGGCACATGGTGAATCCCAAGTACGAGGGGATCGTGCTCGCCCTGGGCGGCGACCTCCTGAGCGGCAACATCCATGAGGAGCTCCGCGAGTCGAACGAGGCGAGCATCAACATGTCGCTCCTGCGCGCGACGGACATCCTGATCGAGGGGATCGAGCTCCTCCTCGCCGAGTTCGGCCGGGTGTTCGTGCCGTGCGTGGTCGGTAACCACGGACGCATCGACAAGAAGCCGCGGGCAAAGAACCGGGTGTTCGATAACTACGAGTGGCTGATCTATCAGTACCTCGCGCGCCACTTCAAGAGTCGGCCCGAGGTCAGCTTCTACATCCCGGACGGACCCGACGCGCTCTTCCAGATTTACGGGAAGCGTTTCATGCTCACGCACGGCGATCAGTTCAAGGGCGGCTCCGGGATCTCCGGGATCCTCACGCCGCTCTCGCTCGGCTTCGCGCGCAAGCAGAAGCGCCAGCAGGCCATCGGGCAGCCTTTCGACATCATGATGTTCGGGCACTGGCACCAGTACATCCACACGCAGAACTTGATCGGCAACGGCTCGCTCAAGGGTCTCGACGAGTACGCATTCCAAGGGAATTTCGGCTACGAGCCGCCGCAACAGAGCCTCTTCATCGTGCATCCGGACCACGGGATCACCTTCCGAATGCCGGTGCTGTGCGATCCGCAGCCGTCGCGCGAGGTGCAGCCGACCCCGCTCTCGGTCATCTGGTAGCGGAATCGCGGGAGAAGACGACAACCCAGAGTGCATAGCGGAGGACGCCAGTGATCACCCAGCTCGTCAACGGTATCCGTAAGGTGAGTCGCTCCGAGCGGCGTGCGAGGAACAATCTCGGCGTCGTCAACCTCACGGGCACGCAGGCGAACAAGCAGTTTCGCAAGCCCGAGCTCGAGCGGTACGACGCCTATTACGAGTCGCGCCAGTACGACCATCTCATGGGATGGGACTCCGCGGCCGAACAGGACAGCTACGTCGCGATCCGCAGGCGCAAGCCGCGCTTCAAGGTCGCGTTTGCCAAGACGCTCGCCGAGCGCGTGGTCTCGAAGCTCCTGGGCGACCAGCGTTTCCCGATGCTCGAGGTCGCCGACTCCCCGGACGATCAGGCGTTCCTGAAGGCCGTGATCCGCGAGTCGAAGCTCAAGAGCCGGCTGCTCGAGCCGATGCGCCGGTGCGTGAATGCGGGCTCGATCTTCGTCCGCTTCTACCTCTCGGGCGGCGCGATCCGGGTCGAGTGGTACTCGGCCAAGGTCTGCTACCCGTTCTTCGGGCCGGCCGGCGAGCTCGAGCTCCTCACGGTCAAGTACACCTACGAGGACCAGGAGGACAAAGACGCGATCGGCAACCCGCGGAAGAAGTGGTTCCGCATGGACTTCGGGACCGAGTCGGAGATCCTCTACGACAATCCGCTCTACGTCGAGGGCCAGGAGCCGGAGTTCCAGGAGGTCGCGCGCGTCGATCACGGCTTTGGATTCGTCCAGGGCGAATGGTTCCGCACCGCGGAGATCCCCAACTCCGAGGACGGCTACGGCCTGGTCGCCGACCTCACGGAGTACATCGACGAGCTCTGCTATTCCCTCTCGCAGAGCTCGCAGGCGGTCTCCTACAACCAAGACCCGCAGCTCACGCTCAACGGCATGGACGAGGAGGAGATCGGCACCCTCATCCGCTCGGCGATGAAGAGCTGGAACCTCGGGCGCGAGGGCGAAGCCAAGTTCCTCGAGAGCAACCTGGCCGGCGTCGAGCGCGCCATCGAGCTCCGGGACAAGGTCCGGCTCAACATCCAGGACATCTCGCGCGTCGTGCTGCTCGACCCGGAGAAGATCGTCGGAAACGCGCAGAGCGCAAAGGCGATGGAAACGCTTCACGGGCCGCTCGTGGATCTCGTCAACGAGCTCCGCGCGCCGATCGGCGACTCGATCAAGAGCCTGGTGCTCAAGATGGCGATGGCCGTTCTGATTGCCAAGCAGCAGGGCCTCGACGTGCCGATGGACATCCCCGCGGGCTACGCGCCGAAGGGGATCTTCGCGGCCGAGCTCGTCTGGAATCCGATCTTCCAGGAAACGATGGAGGATCTCCAGAAGAAGGTCCAGGTAGCCTCCACCGCGACCTCGGCGAACATCATTTCGCGCGCGACCGCGACCAGGTGGCTCGCCAAGGACTTCGGCATCGAAGACGTCGAGGCCGAGCTCGCGGAGATCGCCAAGCAACCCATCCTCAACCCCTTCGGGAGCTTCTGATGCTGAAGAAAGTCGCGTACTCGAAAGAGCCGATCCTCAAGGTCCACCGCTACGTTGTCGTGGTGGGCACTGAGAGCAGCGGGTTCTGGAAAGCGGTCCACCACTACGCGATGAACCTCAAGGAGGCGCGCGAGATCGCGAACAAGGCGCCGAAGACCGCGATCGTCGAGCTCTATCGCGCGCGCCACGACTTCATCCAGGCCTACCAGAGGCTCTAGCGTGGCAAAGACGATCTTCCGCAAGATCGGCGGGCGGATCGTGCCCATCCGGATCGGCTCCGTCCGCCTGGACACCGACTTGATGGGAGGCAAGGCTCGAGACGTCTTCGCTAAGGTCGGCGACACCGTCCTGGGGCACGCCAGGATCGTCGTACCGGACGAGGGGAAGTTCGCGACGCTCGACTATGTCCGCGTCAACCACGAGTTCCGCGGCAAGGGCATCGGCCGGTCTCTCTTTAAGCACGCGCAGGAGCTCCTGGGCCGCGCAGGGAAGTCGTTCCTTCGCGCCGACAAGATCCAGCATCAGGCGCAGGTGAAGATCCGCGCCAGCGCGGGGAAGTCCGTCTTCATCGGTTACGGACGCGGACAGGCGAAGAAGCTGAGCCCGCTTGAGGCCATCAACGAGGTCAAGAAGCTGCGCAAGGGCCTCGACTACCGCGATGTCCAAGCCACCACGATGATCCCGAAGAAGTGGAGGAGGAAGTAGATGGGCTGGCGGGTCGTCTTCAGACGCGTCGGGCGCCGCGTGATCCCGATTGCCACGACCACCGAGACCATCTCCGAGATGCGCGCCGCGGGTAAGTCGTTTGCGAAGATCGCCGATCACTATGGAGTCAGCCCGACGAGCATCGAGCGCATCGCCAAGAACTTCGACCAGAAGGCCTACCGGGCAGCCCTGAAGCGACCGGCCCAGGTAGCGAGCGCGAAGGTTTCGTCGAAAGACGCGAGGCAGCTCGAGGCCAAGTTCCTCGAGTGGCTCAAGAGGAGGAAGTGATGGAGCTCATCAAGCCCAACCCGCACGCGCCGCAGGTCCGCTTCATCCGGCGCAATGGCCGCGTGATCCCTCTCATCTCGGGCAACCGTGCCGGCGTGAAGCCGCGGGTCGCGACCCGGATCGTGCGCGACCAGGTCGAGGCGATGAGTCAGGCCGTCGAGGTCGCCGAGAAGGGTCAGCGCGTTCACCTCGGCTACGGCACGAGCCACGAGGTTCGCGGCTTCGGCAGCTCCTTCCCGAAGTTCTACGGCGAGCTCGGCTTCCGCAACAAGGCAGACTTCCGCAAGGTGCTCAACACGCCGGGAGCGCGCCAGTTCCGGCTCATGGATCAGGCCGTGCGGGACATCAAGGCCGGCCATTCCTACGGCACCGGGCTCCCGAACCAGTCGAGGCGGTTCGAGCTCGCGACGCGCCAAGTTTTCGACAACACGAACGTCGTCTTCCGGAAGATCGACGGCAAGGTTCGGCCGCTCCGGCTCAAGGGAGCCCGAGGGTCGCAGGTAACCCGGGACTCGAGCTCCTGGATGGACTTCATGGGGTGAACAATGGCTGATGTCGTCTTTCGCAGAGTACGGGGCCGCGTGGTCCCGATCAGAGCCCGGGGCGCGACTCATCCCGCGACTGGCTCACGGAGCCCCGGCCCGCAGCGTTCTAATGGGGTGGACTCGCGCGGCGCCGGGGCTTCCGTTGGCAAGAAGGTCGCCGGAATCGCGGCCGGCATCGGGGCTGCGCTCGGAGGCGTGGCGGTGAGTGCCGGCTCCGGCCTGGCCGCCGCGGCGATGGACATCCGCGCCCACAAGTTCCGCTCCGTCGCTGGTGCGGCTGAGCGGCGGGCGTTCAAGATTTGGGGCAAGAGGCCCGCCCAGGCGCACCGCTACATGCGGATCAGCGAGGATCTCATCCAGCGCGGCGTGCGCGCGGGCAAGCTCGGCACGCACATCGGATCGGTCGGCAAGCTCGCCGGGACGGCCATGATCGGCTACGGGATCAACCGGATCCTCCGCGAGACACCGGCCAAGGACAATCCGGAGGCCCGCGGCGCGGCCTCCACCGTGGCAGCCTTCGCCGCGACCCATTCCCTCCAGGGCGTCTACATGACCCGATTCTATCGCGACGTGAGCGGCATGGGCGCGATCCGCAAGGCCCTGTCGCTCGCCATCGGCAAGGGCAAGAGGCTCTTCTAAGTGGCCGAAGAGTTCCAGGCCAACCCCGAGGTCGAGACCGTGCTCGAGGGGCACGCGCGCCAGCTCTCCAAGCTCAACCAGGAGGAAATGAAGCGGGTACTCGAGCTCTACAAGCGGGCTCGCCAGGACGTTCGCGACCGGCTGGACGCCTACTCGGGCGGAACCTTCACCGCGCAGAAGCTCGGCGGCGTGCTCGCGCAGATCGAGGCTGGCATCGCGCAGATGAACCAGCAGCTCACCGAGGGGATGAGCTCGGCCGGCATGACGCTCTCGGAGCTCGGGATCGAGCAGCTCGTCCAGGAGAT